CCACATCGGCAGAGTCAGCACACGAGTATGAACATTAAAGCAGGCAGTCTCCACCTTCTTGTGCTCAACCACCAGGTCCTCAGTGGCAAGGAGTTTAGCAAGTTGGGACTTGATTTCGTGGCGGACGGTCATTGCTCTATTGCGTATGAACGTATTATACAAAAGAACCCCGCCTTTTGGGCGAGGTCATGTGCCGCTTCTTAAAGTGGCTCAGTCGTGCTTTTGCTTGTCGGAGTGCTTGCGGTTTCAGTTTCCGCTTCTGCTCCTTCTTGGAATGGTGCTGCCAGTTTGGAGTGTTCATTGTTCTTGGGTCTATGAAGACACTTTACGGGAAAAACCTTTGACTTTCTCAAATCGGTGGACAGTTTCGAATTTGTCTTGCAGGTCTGCCTTATGGGAAATCACAAAGATATTAGCATCCTTAATGACATAACGGATAATCTTTAGGAACTCATCGGTGCCGAAACCATCAAGGGAGGAATCAAATACCTCATCCATAATCAGCAGGTTAGTATTCACGGAGTTTTTGAGTCGTGCCACTTCTCTCCAAGTGAAGAGTAGTGCCAGGTCAATTCTCATTTTTTCCCCTTCACTAAATGAAGAGTATGAGAAGTCTTCGTGAATAGGTGACTCAACAGTTTCATTAAATTCTCCATCAAGTTTAAAGTTGATGTAGAAGTCCATCATCTGAAGATAGCGATTGACCTGCTGATTTATGAACGGAAGATACTTCTTAATGATCTTCGTTTTTACACCATCATCTCTGAGTAGAGAATAGGCAAAATCGTAATGAACGATTTCCTGTTTTTTGTCTGAGAGGTCTTCTATTGTCTTTTGGAGATTTTCTTTAAATTCTTCTAGTTTCTCATGTTCAGTATTTCGGTTTGCAAGGTTCTCGGCAATTGTTTGAATTTCATTTTCAAGATCTCTGATTTGTCTCTGGTTGAGGGAAATCCGAGTATTGTTTTGAGAAATGCCATGCGTGAGTTTTGTAATCTCCTGGGAAAGTGCGGTGAATTGACGCTCTCTTTCTTGTTCGAACTTGATGGTGTTTTCGAGTTCTTCGTAACCTTCCTTGAGTTCCTTTGCTTTATTTTGTGCGTCCGTAATTCTATTTAACCGAAACTCTTCCTCAATAGTCTGAGTACAAGTAGGGCATACCGTATTTTCTGTGAAAAACTTATGTTCTTTCGTAATCGCAGATACTTTCTGGGAAATTTTACCTCTCAAATTATTAAGCTTTACTAACTTATCACCAGCACCAATTACATTTTCCTGTTCCTTTGTAAGTGAATGAACTTTTTCTTCTGTGATTTCATTCTCATTCAGGTAAATGCCAACTTCCTTATCTAAATTGGCAATCTTTTCCTTGTTGGCATTGATATTGGCATTACCACGATTCTCCAACTCTTCGATGAAGTTCTGCTGCATCTTCATCTTATCTTTAAGAGTATCTCTCTTAAGATCCAATGATTTGATCTGGTCTTTTTTCTCACGAATCTTATCTTTGACAAGACCATTCATCGCAGAGAAGATACGAATATCCAAAAGATCCTCAATGACTTCACGACGATTAGAAGTCGTCAGTTGCATAAAAGGAACAAAAGTGCTGCTACCCAAAATTACAATCTGAGTAAAAGACTTATAGTTCACCTTGAGGATGTTTTCTTCCAGGATCTTTTGGTTGGAACGATCATCTGCTTCTTTGTGCAGTTGATTTCCATTTACCTCAATATCAAACACATTAGGTTTGATTCCCCGACGAACAAGATAATCACGACTGTTTACCGAGAACTCAATCTCAACCAAACAATCTCTCTCATTGGTAGTATTAACCAATTGAGGTTTATTAATCTTACGAAATGGTTTATTAAAAAGAACAAATGTAAGTGCATCCAACATTGTGGATTTTCCAGCACCATTTGTTCCAATGACTAGATTGGTATGATGTTCTTGGAAATCAATCTCCGTAAACTGGTTCCCAGATGAGAGAAAGTTTTTATATCGAATCTTCTTGAAGGTTATCATTCAATTTAGGGGGAATAACAATGTCGTCTGGAGTGATTACGGCATATTTGTAATTATAATGCTTACAGGTCTTTATGGCAAGCTCATCATCAACTTCTACTACATCCATCAAGGTCTCTTCTTGATCTTCGAGCATCATAGCATAGCGGTCTGCATCGTCCTCCTCCTCAAAAAGAAATAAAACTTTATTACCATACTGGTCTTGGACCGCATAGGCACCGTCTTCTTTATTGTCTTTAAGAGTGAGGAGAAACATTACTCTACTTCGCAAGCTTGTCTATACAAATCTTGGAAGATACCTTTGATGATATTTTTATCAAACTCAAATTCAGACTCATCAATGTAACGATTTAGAATAGAAATGGTATTCTCTTCTTCATCAATCTCAAACTCTTCGTTCTCATGAATATCAAAGTTTTCTACAATTTTGAGTTCCTGAACACCTGCCGAATGTAGTTTATCAATGAACTTCTCAAAGTCTTTTGGATTGCTCTTTTTACGAACAATTACCTTAACGATTTTACTTTCATACTCGGTGGCATTAAAGAGTTTGTAGTTGGTATCCTCATAATAGATGTTATAAAATAATTTATAAGGATTATTAATTGGGGTGTGAGTGAGGGTTTCCGTATCAAATATATGAAAACCACGAGTATCATTCACATCCGTCCAATACATCTCATAGGGATTTCCTAGGTAGAAGACTTTTCCGTCATTTGATCGAGTGTGATAGTGTCCCGAGTAGACACGCTCGAACTTCTCAAATAGTTTGCTCTCCAAACCATGCTCCATGATGATTTGTCGATTAACTCTAAATCCTTGGAGTTCCAGGTGCCCCATCGCACACCTGCAAGAAGTCGTTTTGATAGTGTTAAGAGATAATTCTTCATTTCCTTGATTAATCCACGGTAAAAATAAAATGTCCAGTCCACCAACATTAACTTCTGTTGGTTTACTATAAGTTTTGATATTGGGATAAGTTTGCAAAAGAAGTTCTGGTGAGTTGACTTCATTTGTATTTTTATAGTATGTGTCGTGATTTCCCACAATCATATGAACATCATACTTTTTAAGAGGGTCAAATACAACTCTCTTTGACCATTCTAAACTTTGATAGTCAATTGACTTGCGACTATCAAAGGCATCTCCCATATGAATGACTGCCTCTACTCCGTGCTCTTCTAGGGCAGGAAAAAACACATTCTTATAGAACAACTCAAAATGGTCGTGGAGGTGCTTGGAACCTTTCCTCGCACCATAATGAGTATCGGTAATAATTGCTACACGCATCAGCGATTCTTGTATTGGATAGCGTCTTTGATAGTATTATAATCCGAACTATGCCCAGAAAGCAAGCTGTCGTCAACCACCATAACCTCATCAAATCCAGTTCTCTCAATGATTTTGGTTTTGATATCCAGTTGCTTCTTCTCCTTCTGAATGCGTCTCAGAAAGGCATAGTGAATGATTTGAGTAAAATACGCAAAAGGATTCTTGGATTTCTCTGGGTCAAAATTATGAATATACTGAACGCAATTTTCGATTCCGTCGGAAATCATATCCTCACGGAACATGTAATTCACAAAGTTTGGTTTGTATGATAGGTGTGTGGCAATCTTTAAAAAACATTCACCAAGATAGTTTGGAATGGGTGGTTTACCTTCCCACTGTTTTCCTCTCTCTTGTTTTGGTTGCTCGGTGAGATCTTTATTGAAAGCCTTTAAGTAAGATTTTTCTACTTTTGTGCGATAAACAATCATCGCTTCTAACAACTCTTTGTTGTTTACATAGTGCTCTGTCTTCTTTTTAGGCATAACATTGGTCTCTTATAACATAAGTTGTTATTATTATACCATACTTTGTGGGCTTGACAACATTAGAAAATGTGTGTAGACTACCTTTGTCCCGGTTAAAGATGAGTACTAGCTTTCTTTAGGATACTCAATGTTAAATGAGTTTTCTAGGGATTTACGAGCATCTTCTACCGATGAAATATATCCCATCTTCTTTGATGGTTTAATTTGATTGGATTTTGATGACTGATATGTACTAATAGTTTCTTCCTCTTCATCCTCAATGTAACTATTGTAAATATCAATTAATCTTTCATCCTTTGTTTCAGTCATAGTAATAATCTTATCAAGTTTTACAATAAAGATATCATCCGAAGACATCTCAATCCATGATTTGACTTTGATATGAATACCACGAGCAGAAGTAATCACTTTCATGGTAATTGGATTCTGAAGAACTAATACTGGTTCTCCATCATTCTCATCAATCATAGTAAGTGATAATACTTCTTCACCAGAGTTCATCTTAATAATAGAATAGAATTCATCATTAAGAGAATTTTCTTCTTCTAATTCTTTTTCTTTTTTTGTAAATAAATTTTTAATATATTTGATAATCCCCATTAGTTTTTAAGCGGAATGTTTACAATATCATAATTAAAGTTTTCTTCGTTATAAACTTTGATTCTTTCGATTAAGTGATTAAGGGTATAATTTCTCCTAGACTTGTAGGAAATGTCGTCAGCAATATCATATAAAGTTG